TTTATACAATTCATGATACAGATTATAATAAGATTTATAATTTTATCAAACAGTGTAAAGATGAAGCTTCTATAGTTATTATAGAAGATGGAAAAGTTATAAAAAAGAATGATTAACGAACAGGTAGCAATAGAATGGACTGAAGATTTAATTCTACAGGATGTGCCAAAGTCAGTGAGGAAAAGTGTTTCTGAAATGTCTTTGAAGAATCCTGTGCGTAATACTCAATGGAAATATCTTAAATTTAAAGATAGTTCTGTTTTTTCACCTGCTGCTAATGATTTTAATCGTTCAGTAAAAGCATGTGAAGGTACTCACTTAACACCTACTTATACAAATGCAATAGAAGGAACAGTTCAATATAATGAATATTGGTCTGTACAAAAGAGAAGATGTTTAGAAGGATATGAGCCTGAAATAAATGGAATCCCTTGTGGTATAAAAATCACAGGGGAACATTATTTTTATCTAAACTTTACTCGAATAATGAAGTATAACATAGATAAAAATACAGGTGAAGAAGTTAAAAAACTTGACTTTCCTGATTTTTGTTCTATGGATTATTACTGGTTTTTAGAACTTGAAAAAAACGAAAATCCACAGAAATATGGATTAACTTCCAAAGATAAAAAAGGAATGATATGTGCTAAAGCACGTAGAAAAGGTTTCTCTTTTAAAAACGCTGCAGGAGCGTTATGGAAGTATACTTTCTTTAAAGAATCTTATGTTATTATAGCATCTTATTTAGCAGACCATGCACAGGCAACTATGAACATGGTGTTGGAAATGAGTAACTTCTTAAATGAAAATACAGAGTTTCGACATGCAAGAGTTATTGATAGACAAGATGAAATCAAATCTGGTTATAAAGAAAAGAATGCAAATGGTATAGAAATTATTTAAGGTTATAAATCTTCTATTAAGATTATGACTTTTAAGAATTCAGCATTTAAATCTGCAGGTAAGTCAGCAACTCGAATGATATTTGAAGAAGCTGGATTATTTGAAAACTTAAAAATGGCATATACTATATCTGAACCATTATTTCGTGATGGTGATAAAATGATTGGTATTCCTATTATCTTTGGAACAGGTGGTGATATGAGTTCAGCTACTAAAGATTTCTCAGATATGTTTTATAATCCAAAACAATACGGTCTTGCAGAATATGATAACATTTATGAGAAAACAGATATTAATGGTAAGTGTGGTTGGTTTGTAGATGAAATGTGGTATAGACGTAGTGAAGCAGTTATTGAAGATGTTTTATATGATGGTATGGACGATCAAGGTAATGCCAACAGATGGATGGCAGAATGGAATCTTGATTTAGAACGTTCTGCAAAAAGAGGTTCAGATAAAAAAGCATACAATGCTTTATTGACTCAAAAATGTAAAACACCTTCTGAAGCTTTCTTAATAACAGAAGGTAATATATTTCAGACTGCTGAATTATATGCAAGATTGTCAAAACTTAAATCTGATGATACTTATAAATATTTAGGACAAGTTGGTCAATTAGTAGACAAAGAAGGAAGAGTTTGGTGGGAACCAGATCTTCAAGGTGTATTAAGACCTATAATGGAATATCCTACTAATCATAAAAGTGATACAGAAGGTGCTATTATTATCTATGAACATCCTGTAGAAATATCAGGAAGTATTCCTGAAGACTTGTATATAATTGGACATGACCCTTGGGGTATTGACTCAGATGGAGGTAAATCTTTAGGTGCTACCTATGTTTTAAAAACAAAGAAATTAGCACTACAAGGTTATGGACATGACGAAATTGTTGCAGAATATGTAGGACGACCTGACCCAGGTGGAATGGAAGAATATAACTACAACTTAGAAAAGTTAGCACTATATTATAATGCTAAAATTAACTTTGAAAATGATAGAGGTGAAGTAAGACCATTTTTTACTAAACGTAAAAGATTAGATTTACTATGTCCTCCTCCTTATGTAACTATTCAAAGACACATGCCTACATCAAATATGGCAGGTAGAAAGTTTGGTTATTCTATGGGTAATGATAAACTTAAACAAATTGGTGAACAATATGTTTATGACTGGTTATCAGAAAAAAGAGGAGTAGATGAAAAAACAGGATTAGATTTAACTAATATAGATTATTTAACTTCAAAACCTTTAATAGAAGAATTAATATCATACAATCGTAAAGGAAACTTTGACCGAGTTATGGCATTAATTGGTTGTATTATAAGACTAGAAGAAATACATAACCCTTATACAAAAGAAGAAGATAAACATCCTTTAGGATTTTTATTTGAGAATGAAAATCTCTTTAAAAAACGAAATCAAGAAGATTTATTATACACTTATTAAAATATATAAATGAGAAGTTTTTTTCCAAAACAACGACTGTCATATAAAGAAAAAGAAAAAGATGATTTTGCAAATGTGAAAACATTTGTGAATTCAATCGTTAGATATCATGAAGAAGATTTCTGTTATGATTGTCAAAATAAATCAGATAAAACTGATCAAACTTTTTTAGACGAAAAACATTGGCAACATAGACGTTTAAAAAACATGTTGTCTAATTACAGATTATTTAATAATCAATTAGACCAAGAAGATTTTAGAGAATATTGTGATTCTTTAGGTATTAAAAAAGAAATTGGAGCTGTAGCTCATGAGATTAAACCTTATAATAAAACATACAATAAAATTAATGTTTTATTAGGTGAAGAATACAAAAGACCAGATAATCAAAAAGTAGTTTTAGTTAATGCAGAAGGTGTTAAATCTAAAACAGAATATAAAAACAAACTTTATCGACAAGCTATACAAGCTTCGATTGAAGCTGAGAAGTTAAAAATAGAAAAGCAATTCCCTGAAATTGTACCTGAATCATACGCTTCTGAAGAAGAATATCAAGCTGCTATGCAAGAAAAAGAACAACAAGTTCAACAACAACTAGCAGAAGTTATGGACCCAGAACAAATTGAAAAATATATGTCTGAAACATATCTTGATCAAAAAGAAATTCTTGCAGGAGATTTACTTAATTATCTTTATTACAAAGAATTACTTAAAGAAAAAAAGAATGATGGTTTTAAACATGGTAACATTTCAGGTGAAGAACATGCATGGGTTGGTATAGTAAATGGAGAGCCTGTTGTAAATGTTTTAAATCCTTTAAAAGTATTTTATCATAAATCACCTGAAGTAAAATATATTCAAGATGGTCTTTATGCAGGTTATAGAACATTTATGACTATTGGTGATGTATTTGATATATTTGCTGATGACTTGAAAGATTCACAAAAAGAATTATTAGAAGAAAGATACTCTTCTAAAATTGATGGTGCAAAAGATGATTTAATATCTCCTACAATGAAGTATGGTGATATGGACACCTATGAATATAAATATTCTAAGAACAATTTATTTTATTCTAGATATGGTTCTTATGGACCTAGTTACTATGATGACATAGAAGTAATTCATTTAGAATGGATTTCTCAAAGACAAGTTGGATTTTTATCATATATAGATGAAAATGGAGAAGACCAATTAGAAAAAGTTGATGAATCTTATACTGTACCTAAATATGCTAAAAAAGTAGAATATAAAGATGAAAATGGAAATCCTTATATTGCATATGAATGGGATAATTTTTCTTTGGAATGGGAATGGATACCTGAAGTATGGGAAGCTACAAGAATTGATGCTGATATATTTGTTAATATTGGACCTAAACCAAATCAACATTATTCTTTAGATAATCCTTTCAAAGTTAAATTAGGATATTATGGAGTAGTTTACAATAATATGAATGCTACTTCTCAATCTACTATGGATAGAATGAAACCTTATCAGTACTTGTTTTTAATTGCAATGGATAGATTTAAATCTTTGATTGCTAAAGATAAAGGCCAATTAATAGGTATAGACTCTTCACGATTAGATCCTAGATTTCCTATTGAAAAAACAATTCACTTTCTTGAACAATCTGGATATTATGTTTATAATGGTCTTCAAGGTGGTGATCAACCAGGAGCATCAACTAGACCAGGTATAGATACTTTTAATGTATCAAACATTCAAAATATTATAAACTTTGCACAGGTTTTAGCTTACTTTGATGAACAAATAGGCGAAGCAGCAGGAGTAACAAAACAAAGAGAAGGTGGAACAGCAGCTTATGAAGCTGTAACAAATGCTCAACAAAATATTATACAATCTTCTCATATTACAGAACCTTTATTTATGGTTCATGATAATTTATGGAGAGAAATTAAAACAGGACTTATTGAAACAGCACAAGTTGCTTATACAAAAAAACCTTTAGTTACACAATTTGTCCTTAATGATGGATCTCGTAAAATTCTTGAAGTAGATGAAGAACTGTTTAAAAATGCTTCTTTTGGTATATTCGTATCTGATAACTCTAGAGATTATAGAGTTTTTGAAGAAC